GTTTCCCAGTCACGATCGGGGGTCGTCACGTTGAATTAGAAGACAATGCGGCAGCGTCGCTTGTTGAAGATTCAGTTCAGCGACTAACGGCAGACAATGAAACCAAACAAGGTCAAATTGATTCTGCACAGGCGGTAATTGATTCACAAGCTGAAGAAATTACTGAACTTAAAAAAGCAACAAGTGATGAAGCAATTTCTAAACGTGTTCAAGCTGTTTCTAAAACACTCGACAACGCACGTAAAATTGCTGGTGATAGTTTCACTTGTGATAGTGTGAACGTGATTGATATTCAACGTGCAGCATTATCAGCAGTTCGTAAAAACGTGGATTGGACTGATAAGTCTGAAGCTTACGTGACAGCAGCTTTCGATCAGAAAATGGAAGAGAAAGAAGCTGAAGACATGGACGAAGAAGAGAAGAAAGAAGAAATGAAAGATGGTTACAAACAGCTTGCACAGGATGGTGCGACTATTGTCAATAAAGACGAAAAATCTAAACCATCAGCACGTTCTAACTTCATTGATTCATTAAACAATGCTTGGAATAAAGGGGAACAATAATGGCTGTTCAAACTAGTTATTCTATTGACCACAACGCAGCAATCAAAGGTATGGTTGCAGACCAACAAGTTTGTAATGCTGTTAGTAAGTTAAACAAAGGTGCTTCAGTTATCCCATACGGTGTTGGTGTCGTAACGGATGGTGAAGATGGTGGTGCATTACCTGTACCAGCTTCAACTGCTGATGAATTCATCGGTGTTGTAATGTATGAAGTTAACCGTGCGCAAGCTGATGGAGCGGTTGCGGGTATTCCTGAAAATCGTGATGGTTCAATCGTGACACATGGTGTTATTTGGGTTGAAGCACTTGCGACAGTTGCGAAAGATGACGATGTATTTTTACGCGTTGGTGCAACTGACACTGGTAACTTCTCAAATGTTGTTAGTTCTGGCGCAACATTAGGCGTGCAAATTCCGGGTGCTAAATTCTTAACTGGTGGTGACGCTGGTGATTTAGTTAAAATTTCATTAGGCATTGGTGGTTAAGATGAAAAATAATATCATTACAGTAGCGCTTGACTCAGCGCTTCCACAAATGGGTTTTGCTGCTGGTCATACCGTCACGTTTACTGATGGTTTACCAACAATGGATGATGGTTTAGGTTTCCTAGTCTCAAACCTATCTAGTGTTGAAGCTAAGATCTACGAAACGAAATACCGTAACATTGTATTCCAAGAATTCGTACCTGTGGATTCAAGTGATCCTGAATGGGTAGATGATGTAACGTACTTCAGTTACGATGCTGTTGGTTCTAGTAAGTTTATTGGCGCAAATGCTGATGATTTACCACAATCAGACATCACAGCGGCTAAGACTACAATTCCAGTATTCTATGGTGGTAACTCTTACGGTTACAGTTTAGATGAATTACGTAAGTCTCAAGCGCTTAATATGCCAGTTGACACGCTTAAAGGTCGCATGTCATTCCGTGCGTTCCAAGAACATGCACAAAAAGTTGCGTTCTTTGGTGATGCAGATCGTAGTATTACGGGCTTATTCAACAACGCTAACGTTCAAACTGATAACTCAACAGTTGATTGGGCTACTGCAAGTGGTCAAGAAATTGTTGCAGATATGAACGGTTTGTTGATTAAAGTGTGGCAAAACAGTGCAGAAACTCACGTACCTAACACGTTAATTTTACCGTCAGATCAATGGGCAATCATCTCGAACAAACGTATGGATAGTGGTACTGATACAACTGTTCTACAATTCTTCAAGATGAATAACCTGTACAAAGATTTGACAGGTGGTGAAATTGATATTCGTCCGAACTTCGAGCTTAAAACAGGTGGTGCGGCAAGTGCTCCACGTATGATGGCTTACGAGAAGAACGACGAAAACTTAGGTATGAAAATGCCGATGGCGTGGCGTACTGCTGCACCACAAGCTAAGAATCTGAAAATTGTTATTCCAGCGGAGTACAAATTCGGTGGTACATTCTTCAGATATCCGGGCAGTGCGGCATATCGTGACTTTATCTAATCATTACGGTTAGAGAATGTAGAAAAGGCGCTTAGTTAGCGCCTTTTTTGTTGCTTGTGTAACCTGCTACATTAAAGACTTGGCTTTCACTAAGTCTGATGAATTTACCAATGTTGTCGATAATTTTTTAGTATCTGGGATATATTTTTCAATTTCAGGTAATAAATCAACAAGTTTCTTCACTGTTGTTACACTCGCTAATAAGTTGGTAATTACTTGTTTTTCACTATTAAGTTCCGTCACTTTTTTATTGTATTCTTGTAATATCTTTTTGATATTGTTATCCCTATTAATATTGAAACCCACTTTAGAATACCTATCAGCTGACGCGTATTTTTTAACATCCAGTGTAATACAATATCGTTCAGGTAGTTCCACTGTACTCACATTATCCTTATTTATATAGATATCTACACCTTCATAAATACCAAGATATTTAGCAAGATGTTGGTTGTTTTCCCAAACTTCAATATTTTCTTTTATTTGTTCTTCAACATATTTTCTTAATGCGTTGAAAAATTCATTTTTAATATTAACCATTTTCTTTTTCTGCTTTTCTATGTACCAATTTCCGATGATTTCTGTTTTCAACGCATTTGTTAATCTAGCCATTGTGAATATATCCTTTAGTTAATTAATCTTTCACGAGTAAGTATTATTCACTTTGACGAGATTGTCAACATATTATTTGCCTAATTCGTCAAGTTGCGTTACTATCTGTTGTGCATAGTTAACTATTAAATTATTGAGGAATAAAACAATGCCTTTATTACTAAACAAATCAAAACGATTAATCACACTAAACGCACCACACACACCACAAAAGAACAGTAAGAATGATGAGATCATTGGTTCTAAAGCTGGTGAAGCTTACGATTTAATGCCAGCGGGGCAGCCTGTTGAAGTACCTGAATCAGTTGCAACATCACGTTACGCAAAAGCGCTTATTGATACTGGTGACATTGAAGTGGTTAAAGGTGAATCATCTAGTGATGACGATGATGACCAATTCAAAGGTATAAAAAAAGCAGACCTTCAAACGTTAGCTGAATCAATGGGTCTTGAGTTTGATGATCGTACAACGGTTGCTGAACTAAAAGCGTTGATTGAAAGCGCACAATAAATAATCTATCATTAGCCATGTGAAAGGAGGATTATCACATGGCTAATGTAACACTTCCGGCAAACCAATTTGTCGATTTATACGCTGCGGTGGGTTCTTCACCGGGCAATCAATTAAGAGTCACATGTATTTCACCAAATGATGTGAGTTTATACACAACGGCTTCAACACCTGATCCAAGCTCTGATGATAGATTCCCATGTACGTGGCGTGGTGCTGCTATTCTAAATAGTGTGACTGATGCGGGTGCGTGGGCGATATGTCAAGGTGGTGGTGCAGTAGATGTAGAGGTACTTTAAGATGCCTTGGAAATATGAAGAAGTAGGTGCGTTTAACCCTACAACCGATTTAAATTATCAACGTGTACTTGATGCACAAAGTGATGTTGGACCACAACAACCGTCAGGTTTAGGTATTGCTAATACTTTACAAATTAATTTTGGACCCGCGCAAGGTGGACCGAGTGATCCAGTACAACTAGCATCTGATGGCACTGTGACCATCAACCAAGGTGGTACATATATATTTGCGACCGCTCTACAAGTTGGTCGCACGGGTGGGGCTGGTCAATCTGAAATATTGTTCAGGGTAACTATCAACGGTGTTCAAGCAGGTCGTACTGTTTATTTTTTAATTAACAATTCGAATACTAATGCTGTATTTGAAAATAGTGCACGTGTGAGTGGTATACCTGATGGTGCTGTTTTACGTTATGAATGTATGCGTGATCCAACTGGTAATAATTCAGGTGGTTTATTTGGTTTTACACCTAGTGATGAAGGTGCGGGGACTTGGGGAATTGTCCCCACTGCGAAAATTCGTATTGAACGCTTCGTGGGGGCTTAATTATGTGGTATTAACAACCTGAAAAATAACGTGCACCATCAGTGGTTGCTTTTCTGCGGGTGACGGGTGTAAACCTTTTACCCGTTTTATCTTTTGGTAACATTTCATTAGAACGTTTCGCTATTTCCCAAATTGGGGCGGCTTTCACGTCGTCGTTACCACCAAATGCTAAACTACTCATTACAGTCAATCTCCTTAAAATTGCGGTGACCTTGAATTTCACCTTCTGGTAAATGTTTTGTTGCTTCGTATGCTTCAACACGTTCACAATATTCTATGTGTTCGATTTGTTGGATGTCGATGTCTTTCGACTTGACTACCACAAGTGTTCCAAATAATACCGCAAACGCTACGTAAATTGTTCCAAATGAATTACTTTGTCTCATTGTTGTTTTCCCATTTAACAAATAAATCACGAAGTTGTTTTGTAAATTCTTTCATTGCTGCTGACATTGCTGCTGACCTTGCTGCTGACCTTGCTGCTGACCTTGCTGCTGACCTTGCTGCTGACCTTGCTGCTGACCTTGCTGCTGACCATGCTGCTGACCTTGCTGCTGACCTTGCTGCTAACCATGCTGCTGACCTTGCTGCTGACCTTGCTGCTGACCTTGCTGCTGACCTTGCTGCTGACCTTGCTGCTGACCTTGCTGCTGACCTTGTAGGGTTTTTTAAGTAATCCGTAATTAACTTGTAATCACTATCTGAACAGTAAGGTTTAATTTTTTCAATGTTAATCAGTGCAGCATTACAACCAAACACTCGTAAATCATTTTTTTGCTCATCTGTAAATTGATTATAGGATTCTGAAATAAACCACCAAATATCATCCCATCCGTTAGAATCTAGTGCTTCTGATAGTTTGACTTCTTTATCACCGTGAGTTTTTACAAATTTATCGTAACCATGTTTACAAGCATTTAGTTTTTCTAACTCTACTTTATTCGTTGTTGTTTTCATTATTCTGTACTCGTTCCGTTTAAGTTGAGTTAATTATTATTCATCTTGACGAGACTGTCAATACAATATTTGTTATTTTTTTAATTATTTATCATTGGTGGTAAATTAACATGTCATTTTTAAGTGATTTTAGAATCAAATACCCAGCGTTTGCGGGGCTATCTGACACAATTGTTGAAGAAGCATTGTGTGATGCTAACGCTGAAACGGGTGGTTCAGGTTGGGGTGCGTATAAAAATGTGTGCGGTAACTTCAAACAACGTGGAATGTTTTTATATACTGCACATGTTTTAAGTGTCACATACCCAACAGGTGATAGTTCTACTATTAATGGTGGTTCTGCGGCAGCAGTTCAAAGTAAATCTGTGGGTGATGAATCCGTATCATTCAATGTTGCGCAGGTGATGAATCAAGGTGATGCATGGTTGTCATCATCATCATTTGGTCAACAGTTTATGCGTTTACGTCGCCGCGCTGGTATGGGTGCGCGTGCAGTATGATTAAAGTCAGTGTACCAGATGTTAACGCGATAAAGTCACAGGTTCAAAAAGAATTGAACAAGTTGATCACCAATAAATTCGTAACTGTGGGTATCCATGAAGATGCTGGTCAACACGAAGGTGGTATATCAAACGCACAATTAGGTGCGGTGTTACATTATGGTACGATTGATGGTGACATACCCGCTCGACCGTGGTTAGATGTTGGTGTTGCATCGGGTAATAAAGAATATGTAAGCATTATCACTAACGGTGTTGAACAAGAGTTACCACCTGAACAAATATTAAATCAATTAGGTGTTATTGCAGTAAGTAATGCACAGATGTACATGACGCAATTAAAAACACCACCTAACGCACCAAGTACTATTGAACAAAAAGGTTCATCAAATCCACTAATTGATACAGGTGTGTTACGTTCAGGTATCACATATAAAATCACTGACCAAAAACCACAAGAAGGTATATGATGTCACAAGTATTAAATATGTCCGGTCATATCGACGCAAATTTTAAATCTGTGAATGCAACGCGTATTCGTCGCACCGATCGTGACTGGGAAAC